TTGCGTCTGGTTCCTGCCCAGCTGCTCTGGCCTCGAGCTCCAGCGTTTCATCCAGAACCCTGTCAAACGTCATCCCTGGGGCTTTGGCCCGTTCTGACATCTGACGTGACAGACGCCGTATCACGGTGGTTCCCAGTCTATCTAAGTTTCTTGCTGCTCGAGCAGCTGACAGGGTTTCAGTTTCCAGTCTGGTCAACCATGGGAATAGGGCCAGAAGGTGACGCTGACCCAGTGACAGACGGCGCCCACGTGTCAACGCGTTCACCGTGTTTCTGAATCCAGATTCAGCCGTTCTGAAGTAAAGCTGGGCCCGTGTGATATCACCGGCTTTTCTGGCCACTGCTGGAAGGGCGTCCAGATTTGACACGTCCAGAATGGCGTCAAACTGACGGCGTAGCGCTGCTGGAACATCTTCCCAGCGGTCATACTGCTGAAGCTGCTGACGGATATCTGGGGCGCCTGTCAGTCTGGCTGCTGACTGGCTGGGCGTTCTCTGGTCAAATGCTCTGGTGAAGGTCCGGTTCAGACCAGCTTCAGAAGCATGGCGGCTGACCAGCCGCTGGGCCCTGAGTCTGATGTCAGTGGGCAATGATGACCACCCACGTCCTGTGATGGGGGTGGCGCTGTGAACACGCTGAAAGTCATCCACCAGCTGCTGGGCTTCCCTTCTGAGCGCTGGGGACAGTGGAAGGGCCAGAACGTCACTGATGATGTCAGTGGCTGGCTTCACAAAAGTGTCAGCCCTGATGTCATCCAGTACGGCCCTGCTTTGGCTGGCCAGTGCACGTGGTACGCCCACAGTGTCTGAAATCATGACAAAGTCAGCAGGAATGTTCTGGTCTGACAGTCTCAGGATACGCCCACGCTGGGCGGCTGTCAGCCCACCCACGTCATCCAGAACACGCTGAATGTCCAGAAGTGTGGCTGGCTGGGCGTCTGTCAGCCGTTGGACAACACGCGTCTGGTCAGCTTCAGGAAGGACCGAACGGGCCGCACGTTCAGCCACACGCGTAACTATCCGTGGTGTGGCCCGTGTGGTTTCCAACTGGTTCAGTCTGGTCTGGGCTGTTCTGAGTCTTTCATTTCTGACGCTTAGTCTGTTTCTTGCTGCCAGCCGCTGGGATGGTGTGGTGGCTTGACTGCTCAGACGCTGGGCTGATTCCAGCTGACGCTGGGCTGTGGCCACTTCATTGACAGCAGCGGTGACAGCACGGCTTCTGGATGCTTCAGCGCCCATTCCCAGCGCACGTGACACAGACCCCAGACCGCGTGTGGTGGCGTTGACTACGCCCAGCCCTGTGGGAAGAAGGACATCAGACGCCAGCCCAGCCAGATACGCTTTGTCAGGGTCCCCATATACGCTGGCATAATGCTGGACCATGGCTGGACTGTCCAGATATTCATCCCCCCATGTCCGTCCTTTTGCCACGTTCTGACTGATACGCTGAAATTCATCTTTCAGGAATCCCTGACCCAGCGGCCGCACTGGACGGTCTTCCACCACGCGCCGTCCTTCTGGGTCATACGTGGTGGACTTTGACTGTGTTCTGGTGGTGGCCACACCAGGGGTGGGGATGGTCACTGACGGGATTGAATAAAACAGGTTTTCCAGTGTGGAAATTGTTTCTTCTTCCAGTCCCAGACGTTCACCATAGAAACGCGCCTGTTCAGACAAAGCCAGTGGACTGACCCTAACCACGTCAGGAATACCCAGCGCCTGACGGGCTTCAGCGATAGCCAGACCGATATCTTCAGGGTCCAAAGGAACGCCGTTTTCATCCACTTCATAGCCCAGACCGCTGAAATAACCTTCCGCAGCTGCCGCTGATACCCAGCCCAGTGTGGACCGTAAAAGTGACGCCAGTGGCGTTTCAGTGAGTCCACGGCTCTGGTCTGGCTTTGTCAGAACGCGGCTGATGACTGGGGCTATATATTCGTCATATGCGCTGGCTTCCCCAGCTTCAATGGCTTCAGCCCGTCTTTGCTGTTCTTCCCTGAAACGCTCTTCACTGACTTCAGTTTGAAGGGCAAAAGATTCAGTGAATTCATCCAGAGCCGTGGGGCGCCGTCTTTCACCTGTGGTGGGGTCTGTATATACACGCTGGACATAAACAGGGGATTCCAGAAGCCGTTCTGGGGCCGTGGGCGCTGGGACATCAGCCACAGGGATAGCACGGCGTTCAAGTTCACGCGCCTGTTCAGCTGGGAGCAATGGGGACACGCCACCCACGTCCATTGTCACAGCCTGTTCTTCAGTGATTCTGGACGGCCGGAACAATGGAAGTGGGGATTCAAAAGCTACAGAGACTGGGTCTTCAATACCAGGCTGTGTGACACGCTGACGCTGACGTTCAATGTCTTGACGTATGCGTTCAGCTTCAGCTTCTTTAACCGATTGAATATCGGTCTGGCTGGGTAAATATCGCCCACGGGCCAGCGGCTGAACAGCAGCGGCTTCCCTTGCTCCAGCCCGTATCTGGGACCTGACCTGTTCTGGTGGCTGAAACACCACTGGGGCAACTGGGGCCCGTGGAAGTGGACGGGCTCCCACGGACTGCTGACGCTGGGCGTCCTGTTCCATTCTGATGGCCGCTTCAGCCTGATTCATTAGAAACTGGAAATCAGCCATGTTTCCATCTTCAGCGGCCCGTTCAGCTAATGTCAGCAGTTCACCCGGTGTCATCATCTGACCCCATATTGACGCTGAAGCCGTTCCAGACGCTGGGCGTCAGTTTCAGTCTGTACTGGTGGGGCTGCTGGTGTTTCCATACCCTGAAGAAATGCTTCAACGTCTGACCGCTGTTGACCAGTCAGTGGGGCGGCTGCTGGGATGGCTGGGACACCAGTGGGGATGGGTGGCGTGGGCGCTGGTGGTGTAGCAGCTGGGCGCCGTCTGGCTGCTGGTGGTGGCGTTGGTTCTGGTTCTGGTTCTGGCTCTGGGAGCGGTTCAGCAAACCTGAACGCCGTGGGCGCTGGCGGCTGTGGTGTCACCTGCTGTTCATATACTGTCAGGCTTCCCATCTTTGCTTCTTCTGGGGTCTGTCCCATGGCCCTGAGTCTGGCATATTCACGCCGTGCCTGTTCAGCCGCTGGTTCAGAATATGGGACTGACTGAATCCGTCCTTCAATCTCCCTCAGCTGGCGCCGTGTGTCCGTCAGAAGCCGTTCCTGTGTTTCACCCAGCTGGGCTTGACGTTCCGCTTCTTTTGCGGCCAGTTCAGCCGCTTGACGCTGACGTTCACGCTGACCGGGTTCATCCAGATTCTGGGCATTGTATTCCTGACGGGCCAGAGCATAGGCCAGAGCATCATTCAACTGGTCAGCGGTCAGGTCAGCCTTTGAAAGCTGGTCACGTAACGTGTCCAGTGTGAAGTCTGTCCCAGTCCGTTCATACTGAAGAAGAAGGGCTTCAGCCAGCTTCTGGGAGCGGTCCACTGGCTCCAGCTTCACACTGGGGTCCACCAGCAGGTCTTCAACAATACGGTCAGCCTTTACAATGGCGTCATAATATGGGGAGTCTGAATATCGTGAATAGCGCCCAGCAGCCTGTTCCAGATTGACACCACGGGCCGTCAGTTCACGGCGTAGCGCTTCCATACGTGGGTCAGTGTACTGGCCAGCAGGGCTGGCGGCTTTCTGGGCTTCCAAATCAGCCACACGCTGACGAACGGCTAACACTTCAGGTTCAAAGTCAGCCCGTTGATCATTGCGATAAGCCTGAATCTGACGGGCTTCTTCATACAGTGAACGGGCATATTCATCAGAAATCTGGGCCGCGTCACCTGTTTGGCGGATAGTCTGAAGCGCTGACTGAAACGCTTCTTCACCTGTGGAATACTCAGACGCTTCCAGCGCTTCAGCCCTGGCTTCCAGCCGTTCAGCTTTGGCCGTGTCTTCTTCAGCTGAAGCCAGTTCACGTAACTGGTCAGCGGTCTGGTTTCTCAGATTGACCACTTCCAGCCCAGCAAAACCACCACGGATGCCAGCTTCACCAGCAAAGTATGCAGCTTCCAGCGCTTCACTGAAAGCCTGTTCTTGTGCCCTGAGCCCTTCACCTGTGGCGCCTGTTCCAGTGTATGGGGTAGCAAACTGTTTGAAACTTCTGAGCGTGTCCACATTTGGGGCGCCCAGTCTGGTCTGATACTGTTCAGCCAGTCTGATAATACGGTCAGCCCGTTCTGGGGTTCCCTGTCTTATCATGCGTTCAGCGGTTTCCATGAAAGCCGCTGGGCCCTGAAGCAAACTGTTTTCCAGCTGCTGTTTCATGTTCTCAGGAAGTGACACGGCCCTGGCTCTGGCGGCTTCAGCCCCAGCCCGTGAGAGGCGTGTCTGTTCTTCCAAATCATACTGACCGCGTAGCAGCTGGGCGGCTTCGTTTGTGTTTGTGGTCTGAGCCCTGAACACGTCCTGAAGCGCTGTCAGCGTCTGGTTTTCCTGTGCAATGAGACTATCAAGGTATTGAACAGCAGCCTGTTCATTGCGGATGGTCTGCTGAATGTTTTCAAACCGATTGTAAGCAGCGATGGCACGGGCATACTGTTCAATGTATTGGGGCCGTCTTCCTTCAAATGTGGTGCTGGGCATTACATTCCCCCCATGTCAAGTAGACCACCGAACGTGCGTTCAGTCTGTTCATTCTGAGCTTGTAGCGCTGCTATGTATTCTCTAAGAAGTGCTTCCGTATCCTGAACGGGAATGCTGGCTGTGGCTTCTTCCACGCGACCACGGATTTTGGCCGCGTCTGTCAGCGCCCCAGAGATTCCAGCCCCAGCGGCTCCAATCGCCTGACCAATCGCCTGTTGACGGGCCGCTTCAGCTTGCTTTTGCTGGGCCAGAAGTAAATCACGCCGTGCTTTGTCTTCAGCTTTTGCCATGGCTTCAGCTTCAGCCATTGCAACGTTTTGCTGTTGTTGAATCTGACGCTGTGTTCCAGCTTCAGCCATTTCCTGAAGAAAGATTTCACGCCCAGACACTGGTCCACCCAGCCCACGGGCTGAAGCCTGTTGAAGCGCTGACGCTTCCAGCTGACGCTGGGCGGCTGCCTGTTCAGTCAGAAAACGCGTTTCCAGCGCCCCACGTTGACTTTCTGTCAGGGATTCACCACGCTGAAGACGTTTCTGAATGTCAGAAAGTTCTTCTTCTTCACCACGTGAAAGCCCCAGTCTTTTGGCCGCACGTGCCCCATATATACCCTGACCAGCGGCTGACGCGGCTGACGCCCCAGCAGCGGCCAGCATTAGCGCTGTGGTGGTAGCGATCGGCATATTTCACCCCTTAAAGATAGAAGACTTCCACATTCACGCCCCAGTTCACAATACCCACGCGGTCAACCTGACTGTGAAACGCCAGCCCAAAAGTCAGAATCCCGTTGGTGGTGTTCATCATTAGCGTTCCCTGCTTTTGACCATACCCACCACCCTGAACATAGGTTTCAGACATACCTATGGGGTAACTGTTTGAAATCCCATATTCCTGATTTCTTTGTTCCTGAGCATATGCCCTATATGTAGTATAAGCGCTGCTTACTGACCCTATATATGGGGCAATAAATACAGACCGTGTGTCCTGGGCTACCTGATATGGGGCTGTGGAATCATCCTGACCCACTTCCATTTCCCACCAGTAATGAAACAGACATCCACCAGACCGTCTAATGTCCAGCTGGAATGCTGTGTTAGGGATGGGCTGGAAGCTGTTCACTGACGGCTGACCATTCCCTGTCAGGTATTTGGTGGCGAAAGTCAGACGGATTTCAGCCCCACCAGCCCACTGGCCACCCTGATAGCCGCTGACACCATGCTGAAGACCTTGAAAGGGAAGATATTCTGGCGGCTGAATGTGGCGCGTTTCAATCCACTGACTGGCTTCCAAATCCCCAGCCACAACATCATTGTGAAGATAGACGCGTAGCGCTTCCAGATTCCCTTCACTGGCTGAACTGGTCAGGATGGTCCCGTTTGTGAATGTGGTGGGTGGTGTGTATGACATCGATGGTCAGCGCCTTTTCTGGTGTCACAGGACTTTCAAATTAACTCTTTAAATTATCAAAGTCCTGTGACGGCTTGAAAGTTTGGTTCTTACTTTATTCTGACCACCATAGCAGACAAAGACCCACCATTGTAGTCCAGACGGGCTGACGGTGACACTGGGTCATCCCTGACCAGCCAGTTCACCCCAGCATTGTTCAGACTGTGACACACGCCAGTGAACACCACACGGAGCCCATACACCGTGGTGGTCCCCAGTCCTTCTTTGTAATGCCAGGCGCCTGACACTGATGTCCAGCCCACGTCAACCGCCAGCCGTGTGTTGATGGCTCCATTGACTGGTCCACCAGCTGTTTCCAGAAATGCGTTCACCACGCTGGTGGACTCACACTGTGACAGCTGGTTTCCAAAGTATGTGGATACACCGTTATTGAAATCAGACTGACCTGTGACATTCACCCAGTTTGTCAGGGTGGCGTCAGTGATGTCCCACTGTAGCCAGAAGGGCCAGCAGGTCACCCCAGTGGCTATGTCATGGGTTCCACTGCCTGACCCATGGGGGAAGATATAGTTGGACAAAGCGCCCACACTAGCCCACGGCCGTGACCCTGTATAGTATGGCTTTACTGACAAGTCCCAGTATACGCGTAAGATGTTGTCAGCATTCAGGGCCCAGCCAGACCCCAGTGACAACGGCGTGGGTGTTCCACCACCATCAGATACGATGTGTGGAGCTGCTGGCGTTCCAGTCTGACCGCTGACTGTGTTGAATGTGGAGTGTTTCCAGTCATTGTTCCCAATGATGGTCTGATCCATTTGTTCCAGCTGGAAGCTGGTCCTTTTCAAATGTCCCAAGTCCACAGCAGCATCCCTGACATTGAAAGCGTTCAGGGCTGCTGGCTGGCTGTAGTCGGTGAAGCGGCTGTTCAGGTCTGTGGCGTCCACAGTCTGACCGTCAATGATTCTGGGCCGTGTGATTCTGGACATTATCGCCACCTTCCAAAAGCCAAATAGCGGCTATTCCATAGATGGGCCTGCATTAGATTTGTATTCAATAGACCGCTGACATTCACGGCGCCGTCTTGCGAAAGTTCAGTCAGTCTGAACTGGAAGTCCACTGACAGGTCACCAGGGGGAAACTGCTGACTTCCTGTCACTCTCATATGCTCATGATAAGACGTTCCACGGCGTTCCACGATAACCACGCCATTCACCAGTATTCTGGCGCGCATGTATGCAGGGCTACCCGGTCGCCCATCATTAGCGCCTTTGGCAAAGATGTTTTGAACGTATGCGTTAAACGTCCATTCCAGAAACAGTGACCCACCACTGAAGCCAGTCAGTGGGACCGTACCTATGGACGTCCAGCCGCCAGCGTGGACCTGAGCCGTGGAAGACTGCCACATGTTCACTGACACGCTGGTGTCCTTATCCACAGTTTGTTCACCACCTGTGGGAAAGTCTTTGTCATACCAGATACGGTGAATGGCGTAGTCTTTCAGGTTCGATTCATCCACACTGGCTGTGGGTAGCTGTGTCCTGTCCAGCGTGGTGATGCTGCTTTGTTGGTTTCTGAACTCGTCATTGAAACCAGCAGGGCTGGTAAGGTTACCTGACAGGGCTTGACGTGTTGTCCAGCGTTTCATGACACCACCCCAGCTATGACACGGGTTCCTTTACTGTCAAACTCGTATTCCCAGCCCACCAGAATCAGGTCTTCAGTGGTCTGGATTTCAAAACAGAACCACGCGGCTGACTGATGGGCCACACTGAAACGAAGTGGAACCAGTCTGTCAGTCCGGTATGTGGCTGAACCCAGAATGGCTGAATCCAGTGTGGCCAGTGACGGCGCGTCTGGTGGCTGACATTTGTATGTCTGTTCCAGAATGGGGGTCAGGCTGAAGTCTTTATAGTGACGCATTTGAACAGTGGCTTCACCTGTGGTCATCAGCCACAGGGTGACATACATGAACTGTTTCTGTACCTGTGCATCCCCAGCGCTGAACCATGCTGACCGATATATGGAGTTTGGTGGGGGACCATACACCAGCGCCTGACCTTCTGGATTCTTCCCAGTGACACGCTTCCCACTGATGACAAACAAACCGCGTTGACTGTTTGGTGTGGTGTCTTCAGCCCCAGTGTGATGACCAAAGACCAGCTGGCCGTCAAACAGTGTGGTGATAGCGCCCACGGGGAAGCCCAGCCGCGTTGACCAGGGGCTGGCCTGTTCAATGAGTGGAAGACGGTCCACATGTAGAATCAGCCCTTCTGTGGGACGGTCTGACCCATCCATGGGAAGGTATAGGTGATACTCCCTGTGGAGCTCGCTGAAAGCGCTGACGGCCCGTGGGTGACAGTCTGGGGTAATACGCTGAATGAAGTCATCCAGACCAGTGGTCAGGTTCACAACATCATTCACAGCCCCACCAGTCAGACCGCCAGTGATGGCATACACGCCATCCAGACCCAGAAAGATGACCCCCATACCCGGTATGGTCTGGATACTGTGGGGCGCCCTACATGTGACGCTATGGCTGATGGTGGACACCACAAAACCAGAAACAAAGTCACCCTGAACCACGTCAACACCGTTTTCACGGAAGACATACAGGGCTGTGTAATGTGCGAACAGCGCCGTGATACCACCACCCTGACTTGAAAGTTCAATGAACTGGTCAGACGGAAACTGTTCAATGAGTCCAGCCGTGGAATAGAACAGCGTTCTGGAATCATCCACCCCACCATCCAGAAACAAACAACCGCTGAACAAAGCGCTGAAACGGGCCCGTGGGGCTGGAAGTGGACCTGTGGGAATGTCAGGGGACGGCTGGCCCAGATTAGCGGTCAGGGTGGCGTCAAAGAACAGGTCTTCCACGTTGTTTCTGATGACGTCTATCAGATACAGCGTGGTGTCCCCAGCTGCTGAAAAGTCGTTTGAATAGTTGGTGGTTCTGTATAGCTTTCTGGCCACTGTTCCAGATGGGCCCACAGGAATGTCAAGCGCTACCCCATGGCGTAGCCCTTCCGCATCAGCTTCCAGCGCCCAGCGTACTGACGCCAGCGTGGAAGATGGTCCTTCACTGCCTGTGTCCGTGATAAAGCTGACGCTGTATCCAAACAGACTTGACTTATCCCCATCCTGACCGCCCACGTTATTCGCAAAACCCAGACCCCAGCGGCCACCATCAGGGATGGCGTTCCCATCAGAAGGACACCACAGGGTAACGGCTCCAGCGCCACTGGCTGTGGGTGGCGTTCCAAATGGTGGCACGGGATAGGGTTTGACGTTTCTGGGGCCCACTGGGGCTGGTGGCCCATCAAAGCCCAGGGGACGGATACAGCGTGTCACCGCTGCTGTGGCTTCCACGGTATCACCCAGCGGCCATGGCTTGACAATGACAGGACGGTTCACACCGTTGGTGATGATGGTCCCATAGGTGGTGTCGGTGTACCACGCCCCAGATTCTGTGGGCGCTGGGACATGTCTACCGCTGGCCAGTGTCAGCAGGGCCATTCCACCATTGGCTTCATAAAGAACCTGAAGAAGCCCAGACTGTTCCAAAAGAATAGACTGACGGGCCCCACCAGCCAGACCCTGACGGGCATGAATGGAAGTGATGGGCCCACAGGCTGCAAACGGCGTCCAGCTGGTCTGGCCCACGTTGTATGGTTCATAGCCCACACGGGATGACCAGCCGCCAGTCTGACGGTCCACTGTCCAGTTCTGGACTTCACTGGCGTTCTGGGGCGCCTGTTCCAGTCTGGTTTCAAGCCCACCAGCCGTGGGCACTTGATAGACTTGACCTTTCATGGTGTGAACACCAGTTTACCAAATGGGTTTCTGACGTATTTGTACCCAGCAGTGGGGGACCCTTTGATGATACGTCTGGGCACCATCTGAAGAAAACGGGCTTCCATGGCTTGGAACAGAACCTGTTTCTTTCTGGCGTATACCTGAGCCAGAGCAGGGTTAGCCACTTTCAGACTCAGACTTTCCAGCGCTGAATATGCGATGACCTGAGCGTATGACGCTGGGACTATGGGCGCGTCCTGGTCTTCCTGCATTCTGGGCGGATTGACCACCATTCTGACGTTCAGTTGTTGGTTCCCACTGGGGTGGGGATACAGCTGAATGGACTGATACGCGGCTGACTGATTAAACTGATACCGGATTGAAGACGCCTGAAAGGGCTGACCTTCCAGCGTGGATAGTGAAAGGTTGGCTTCCAATGTCATCCCACCAGTGGGTGGGACTGTGTCAGTACCCACGGCCAGAACGTCTTCAGTGTGGCGGATTCTGACAGGCGCCAGAATACCGGCTTCAGGACATGTGAAATAGTAACGCCGATACAGCCCAGTGGATGGGTCCAACGCTTCAGGCGTGAATGACAGCGTCTGTGTATCGTTCAGATTGAATGTCTGGACAGTGGACAGGGCTGATTCCCAGCCGTCTGACACGTCCCGTCTGTATACCCTGAACGCTGGGCTTTCTGGGCCGCTGACGTTCACCATGTAAACATGGATGGTCCTGTTCCCCTGACCAGCGCCTGTGGCCAGTACACTGACCCCACGTGGGCGTGTGGGCGCTGGGATACGCTTTGATGTACTGGGAAGATATGCTTCAATCGTTCCCAGTAGGTCAGGGTCAAGGTCACTGTCTTCCCTTTCAAACTTGCTCAGGAAGATGGATTTGGCTGGGATTCCCACACTGGGGTCCCCCACGTTTTCAACCGTCATACAGTCAGACGGAAGGAAGATGTCACGCCACCTTAGTGTGGCAGTGTACACGCCTGTGATACCTGAAAACGCCCTGTCCAGATATAGGGTGTTTGCATTCTGAACCCATGCCACAGCGTGGGTGAATGTGTTTCCTGCTGAATCCGTCACATACAGTGTAGCGCCAGCCAGTGGGCTACCCGGTGTAACTGTGGACCCAGTGAAGGGGAAGGTTCCAGCCACAGCAGCTGAACCGCTGGTGAAGGTGGCTGAATATTCTGTGTCTGTCCTGACAAACAGTTTCCGGTCTTTCTGGCTGAAATCCCATGGACGGTCTGTCAGAATCCGTGTCTGGGCGTCATTCAACAGACTGACAAGCTGTGAACGATATGTGGAGTTTGTGGGGTCATAGTCCAGCAGGTTCCCACAGAATGAAAGCAGTTCACCCAGATTCATGTTCATTCCTTTTATGAAAACCCCAGCCAGCCAAAGCTGACTGGGGTGAAGCGTTCAGACCGGACCTGAACAGCAGGGAATCAGAAGCGCTTGAAAACCCAGACTTCAGCGGTATTAGTACCACCAGCAGTGGTCAACGCGATTCCACAGGGCCCAGTTCCAGTGTGGGTACCTGTGGCATACGTCAACGTGCGTCCAGCAGTGGCACCAGAAGTGGTCAGGGAAGCACCAGCAGCGGTAGCGTTCACCACGTTAGCAGATGCAACGTAGCCAGCCACAGTGACACGGACCTGACCGCCAGCGCTGGCATTGTCAAGGGCTACGCCCACCACGTTTCCAGCGCCAGCAGCGGCTGGGGTGGCAATGACGTTCAGGGCTTTGTCAGCGCCAGTTTTGCTGACGTCCAGTGCCACCCAGTCACCAGCAGCGATAGCGCCAGCTGCAAAGAAGGTTTCAGTCTGGGAACGGTTGCTGGTGTCAGCGCCTTCACCAGAAGACAGAAACTGAATCAGTGTTGATGTTGCCATTGTTCTAACTCCTATGCTTCAGCGTCAATCAAGACGCCGTGGGATGCCAGGTGACCAGTGACCAGCTGCATACGACAGAAGACCATGGCCGCTTCAGTAGCGGTACCAGGAACTGGCATCATATCGCCGATGTTGAAGAACCCATCAGTATCAGCGTAAAGCTGGAACTGAGAACTGTTCAAAGCATAGGCTGAAACAGGCTTGGCGCCCATTGCAGACCCAGCATTAGCAGTAAAGCCCAAATTTGGCTCTACAAAGATGGCAGCACCACGCCACATACCAACCATATCACGGTTCAAACCGTCCCTATCGCCGGACGACACATAACGAACCGTGGACTGTTGCAAAGACTGGAACTTTGCAAAACAGTTAGGCGACATCAACAGAATGTCTGGAAAGGAGCCGTCAGGGCTACGGATTTGGCTTTGAATGAACAGTTCATCCAGATGGGCCAAAGACATGTTCCCCAGACTGTCAACATGTTGGTTGAACCAGTTCTGGGCCGCGTATGTGGTCTTTGACAGACCGCCAACGGTATTTGTCTGGGTGGCGTCACCTTCGAGCCAGCCAGTGGTGTTGATGGCTGAAACGTTGGTTCCATTTCCGTTCAGGGTCTGGAAAGTGGAAATGCGGCTGGAATCACCCACGATAACCTGGCGGCTGACTTCTTTTTTCAGCGACAACATAACGTTGCGCATCTTACTTTCTAGGATGTTGATGACGGCCAGATCACCTTTGTTGGCTGCCTTCTCCACAGCGCTCAGAATAATGGGCTGGGTGAAGTTGCTGTATTCATATTTGGCTGACTGGAAGGGGTCCGTCACAGCCATGTTCACGGGTTCAAATCCGTTGGACAGTTCAGTGATGCTGCTGTGATCGCCAAAGATGACGGGCTGTTCCACACGCAGACCGCCAGAAACTTTTACAAGGTTTCCAGCCTGTTCAATTGCGCGAAAAAGTGGGTGGGAAAGGTAGCTATTGTCTACCAGCTTATCACGGAGAAGCTGAAGAGTGGTGCTAATGACTGACTGTGGTGCCATGTGTCACACTCCATAATGAATGGGGTTCAGTTTTGATTCTTTGTCTGTGGAG